CTTCGGGCGGTTGTTCCATACATGCGTGGAAACGCCCAAAGAACGGACGGTATCGGCAACGAGCTTTTCTATGTCGGTGATGTCGTAATCAGTCATTTAGCGGAATTTTAGTTGCCGGGCCGGAGAGTGGATTGAAGAACAACTTGAAGTTGTCCCGTATGTCGTCTGCGGTCAGGGCCAATATCCAATCTTCGTAGTCAATGGAGAAGTACATCGGGCGGTCGCCCTCCATCGAGGCGAGGAGGATTCCCACCCATCCCTTCTGGGACACTTCGCGGGAAACGGCCATCAGTTGCTCACGCGCCCGCCCGCTTCCGTGACGGCCCTCGTTTACCTTCATAGCCACACCTACGCCGTCGTGCAGCAAGCACCAGCCATAGGAGTTTTCCGTGGACTTATGGAGCCAATGGGTCGTGTCGTGGAGGGACAATGCGCCGAGCATAGCCACTTCCAGCAAATCCTTCATTCCGGCCTCGATAACCCGATCTTTCGAGTTCCGCAGCCGGGCGAAAGCCCCGTCGATTACCGCGTTGTTCCTGGTGAGATACCCGGCCATCCCTAATTCTTGATGTTGTCAAGCCAGAGATTCGTCCCCCAATTGTAGGTAGTCATCTTCAAGAGCTTGGCACGGAAGGTATGGGTGTAGTCGGTCATTTCCAGGATCGTCCCCGTAGGCAACTCCGTGAGCATCATCGGTGCGGAAACCTTGTAGTCCGCCACGATGACTTCCCCGGCGGTTTTGAGGCCGCCCGTGGAGGTGCGGTAGCCCCACGACATCTGCGTCACGCTCTCGGTCACGAAAGTCCCGTCCGGGTTGCGGCGGGGATTCCAGGCCGAGTCATAGACGATGCGCGTGAGTTCCATATCCTTCATCTTGGGCTTGCCGTCCACAAGGACGGGGTTGCCCTGCTGGTCGAGTACGGGGATTCCGATGACGGGATCGCCGTTCGAGTCCGTGATAGGCAGGCCGTTCGCGTCCAAAGACTCGACGACCACCTTGAAGGTATGGGGCCAACGGGGATTGTACATCAGTAGAGGTCTTTCATGCGGATTTTGGGCGTGGGGTCGTCGAACGGCTCGTCCCACTTGTCGTAGAGGTCTTTCGCCATCTTCATCAAGGCATCGCGCGAAACGACATTCTTGATTGCGACATAGTGAGTCCAGCCGCCGTCGGCCTCGCCCTGCGTCCCCGACTTGGTGGAAGATATGGCGGCAGCGACATACGCATCCGCGAGGATGAGGTCACGGGTTCGCTCGTCCACTTGGCCGACGAGGGTGGCATCGTCGTTCACTCCCCGGTGAAGGAAAGTGGCGTAGATGAAGCCGTCCGAGTAGTCGATGATGTGGTCGGTCTTGGCCTTGAACCAATCCAGGAGGGTCATTTTGTCTGCGATGCTTGCCATATCTTCCGTCGGATTCTACTTGTCAAAGAGCATTAGGCGTTCGGGAAGAGATACCACATGTACTGCGGCACGGTGGGGATGACCAGGGAGGTCATTTCCGTGTTGTAGCTCTGGCACTTCTTCACATAGTCCACGCCCACGGTGAGCAGGAGCTTGCCGCCGTAGAAGGAGCCGTACTGACCGCCTTCGATGGCGATCGGCTCCACGGTCTTGACGACACCGATTTCGCCGTCCGGGACGAACACCCAGACATCCTTGTCGAACGCATCCACATTGGAGCGCACGAACGCCTTGTCGGTCTTGTCGATGGACTCGACGCTGACGAGGGAGTCGATGGCCTTGATGGGTGCGCCGATAAGGGCCTCCAGGCGAGCTTTCAGGGTCTCGTAGGGCTGGATGCGGGCGTAGGCGACCTGGGCGGTGGAGTCGGAGGTCGGGAGCATGGAAACGCCGATGAGGGAGAGGACGGCGGAGTGGTAGAGGCACTCCTTGAAGTAGTCAAGGTTCACCTCGAAGTGGCCGCGAACGCCCTTGTTGCGGGCGGTCTTGACGATGGCGGTGAGGTCGCCAACGGGGTCGGAAGCCGCACCCTCGTTCCCGGCGGTGTGGGTGGAGGAAGTCCACCAACGGCGCGTACCCTCAAGGGCGGTCTTGTTGTCGCCGGGGACATGGTAGTCGATGACGACATTCTTGATACCCTTCGGGTTGTTGGAGGCGTTGATGGCGAACTTGCCCTTCGACACGGCCTGGTGACGCTGGTAGGTCAGCGCGGCGGTGTGGCCGCCGATGAGGTTGTCCACGGTGATGAAAAGCTGCTGGTACGCGATTTCCGCGACCTGGGCCGGGGTCGTGCTGCGACGATCCTCGACGAGCTTCATCTTGCGGAGTTTGTCCTCGTTGAAGTATTCGACCTTCTTCATGCGAGGAATCTTGCCCGTGTAGGACTTGAATCCGGCGGTTCCGTCGGGCAGGGCCGGGGAATCGAGGTCGTAATACTGCGCGGTGGCGTTCAGGCCCACCTCGGCGAAAACCTGCTCGAAGGTGAAGTCGGTCTGCATGAACGGCTCAAAGGTGAAGCCGTCGAGCTGGAGGCCGTTGTACTTGAGGGCCATCGTGTTGTCCAGGAAGGTCTGGATGCTCTCGCCGGGCGCAAGGGCGCGGGAGAGGAGGTCGTAGAACTGAATCTGATAAGCGTCCATAGTGTTCTGCTACTTTTGAGGGTTAGACAAGCACCTGGAGGACACCCGGAACAGCCGCCTTCATCGCATCCTTGAACGGGGCGGAAGGGGTCAGTTCGACGAGCAGGCCGTCGTGGTGGAACATGACAACCGCGCCGGAGGCGGCGAGGGTGTAGTCGTTGGCAGAGCCGCCCAGGTTGGCGAAGTAGATGTCGTTGTAGAGGTAGCCGTTCGGCTGGTTCTTGAGCGACTTGCCGGTTCCGGCGGCGGTGGCGGACGAGAGGGCGATGAAGTCACCCTGGGACACGGAGTCGATGTTGGCGGTGGCAACGGTGATGTTGTAGTTGCCAGCATCGTCACCCGTGAGGGCTTCGACGGCTGCGACGGCGGCGGCCTTGCCGGTGGCGGCGAAGGTAGCACCGACCTTCTGCACGAAGTCGGAGGTGGACGGGATGATGACCGCGCCACCGAACTCCGCACCCTTCACCTTGATGATGGTGTTGGAATCGGAGGTGCTGGTGGACACAACCTCCCACGCGATGAACGGGCTGATGATCTTGTCGGTGAGGTTCACCGGGGAGCCAGCAGCCAGCAGGAAGCCGGGCTTGGCGTAAGCCTTGTCGAGCGTTCCGCCCACGGGGACGGGGCCGACCATACCCAGCCACACGGGGATATGGCTCTGGGAGGTCTCAAGGGACTCGGAGCCAAATGCGTTGAAAGAGCTGAATTTAGGCATCTTTGTTAGGGGTTAGGGGTTACTTGTTCTCCAATTTCGGGAGAAGGCCCTGCTTGCGGAGAAAGTCGTTCTTGTGGTCGGTCGCGGACTTCGGGTCGATGAACTGCTGGCCGCTTCCGAGGCCGGGGAGTCCACCTTCGCCGAAGGTCTCGCGGTACGCGGTGGAGTATGCCTCCTTGAGCCGCTTGACCGCATCGTCCTCGCTCTCGTCCTTGACGGACACGAAGCCCGACATGATGAGATTGACGATGCCGGAGTTCGAGCATCCCTCCGTCTTGAGGCGGGCCTTGAGGGTGTCCCTCAATTCCTTGTCGGCCTTCTCCTTGTCCTCCCGTTCATACCTTTCTCGGAGTGCTTTCGCCCACGCGGGTTCCGGCGGCTCGTTCGGGTTGGGTTTCGGGTCGGTCTTGGGGTCGGGCTTCGGGTTCGGGTCTTTCCCGCCTTCCGGGTTCTTCTCCTTGTAGGAGTCGAAGGCGCGTTGCAAGTCGGTCTTTGCTCCGATCTCCTTGTCACGCATCTTCTGGAGTTCGTTTGCGATGAGTTCCATCGTGACGACATCAGCGGTGGCCGCCTCGATTTCACCTTCGCTTGTGACCGTCTTTTCCCTCGCTGTGGCAATCCGGTCGATAGCCTCGTTGCTCAATCCAAAACGCTGATATTTCGTCTTGAGCGCAGTTGCGATTTCTTCTTTGAACATTTCGTCAATGAACTTAAAGGGTTATAAAAATGGCCCGAAGCGAGGGCGAAACGGGTTCGTCCTTACTCCGGGCCTGGATGGTTGTCAAGCAACTCTAAATGGCCTCTTATGTGCGTTCTACGACGCTATCGTATGTCTTGCAGGATGATTTCGCTGACCTTCTTGCAGGCTGGGCAGCGCACCGAAATGCGGGCTTTCCCGGAGAGTTCCTGCACCCTCACGGGAAACTGCTTCTTGCATCTGGGGCAGGTTATCTGCACGCCCTTGCTTTCGGTTTTCTCGTCCATACACGGGCAAAAATATACAAGTGTTTTCAATACAACCCAATAATTATTGATTTGTATTGATTTCGTTTATGCACCTTTGTAAAAATGAATACGCCGGAGGCCATAGACGAACGCCAATACCTTGATCCCGTGTTCCTTGAGTACGGGATGGAAGTTTACTCCCGCGACTATATCGAGATGCTCCGCGCCGAAAATCTCGAGCTGAAAAAGAAAGGCAAGCGGTCCTATAACCTGATACCGCAGGCCGGTTTCCAGGAAAAGGTCTTAACGAGCGAGGCGGACCTTGTGATATGCGGGGGCGTTCGCGGAGCTGGAAAGACCGCCGTGGGCCTTATCGGGTCGTTCTTCTACGCCGACAATCCAGATGTGAACCTATACGGCTTCAGGCGGTACGAAAACGATGTCAAGCGCGGCATCTGGAAGTCTTGCAAGCCGCTTTTCCGTGGGTTCGCCAATTTCGCCGACACGACCTTTGAGGCCAAGTTCTTCAACGGGGCCGGGGCCACGATGAAGATGGAACACCTCGCGGACCTCTCGAAGATAAAAGACCGTTTCCGTGGCGCGGAAATGCCGTATATCGTCATTGAGGAGCTGGCGGAGTTTACCAAAGACTCCATGTCGGTCGTTTTTGACCTCATGGGTTCCAACCG